ACGCCTTCTGAGCCTTCTCTGTGAACTTCAAGACCAGCTTTCGCGTGGGCTGTTGCACGTTGAGATTGAGGGTGATTTCGTCGGATAAGCCATTGAACAGTAGGGTGCCGGGCCGGAATATCTGCGGGCTGCCGGGAAGGATGCAGTTGGTTTTATTCACACACCCCTTCATATTGCCCAGCGTGATCCATGGCACGAATCGCACCTGGTTCCACGTCACTTGATGTTCTGTGATTGAATTCGGCTGAACGGGGTTGATGTCCGCAGGGAGCGGCGAATTGTCACTGCTCCACTTGCATCCTCGCCCGAGCACAGTAGCGAATTCAATCGTGGAATCCTGCTGATACGTGCACCACGTGCCATCTGGCAATTGCGGGCCTTCACCTGGCGGTTGCTCTTGCTGTTGCTGAGCGATCGGCAGGGGCGTGTAGGTCACACGGATCATTGCCAGCGTGTCATGCGTCAGCGCCTGCGTGTTTGGATCTGCAATGGTCGTGTTTTCTGGCTTGTTCAGAATTCGACTGATTTTGAAGTCATCCGCCAGAACCCCCGGCCAGTAGCTCGAATAACTCGCCGGATACCCAAACGGACCCGACCGAAAATGCTCCGCGATGAATGCCCATCGGTCATCCCAGTCACAGAGGAATATGCGAGTAAACGACAATTCGCCGGAGCGGTTGCCGCCTTCTTCGGGGCTGTCCTCGTGTTCCCAGAATGTTGGGTATGCCATTACTGCAGCCCGAATGGTAGGATCGTGATTGCCTGAAGTGTCTGCTGTGCGATTTTATTCGCTTCCTGCTGTGCCTTCAATTGTGCCTTGCCAATCTCTTCCATCGCCTTGTTCGCCAGTTTATCGGCGATGCCGGTGAAGATGCTGGCTGCCGACCCTCGCTCGATCTGCGCCTTTGCGATTTCTTTTGCGGCTTCACTTGCGTCTGTCGGCTTCGGTGCCGCCGGTGCTTCCGGGAATGCCTCCTGTGGCATGTTGCGTGCGGCTTCGCGTGCAGCTTCGGCTGCCGCCAGTCGCTCCTTTTCACTCATCAGTGCCTGAGCGGATGCTGCTGCGGTCTGCTTTGCATATTCGGCCTGTGCTTCGGCGATCTGCGTGCCGATGTCCGCCACGGTTTTCAGTGTCTCAGATTCAAACTTGAACGGCTCGAATTCCACGCCACTGAAATCAAACTCCGCTTGTCCACGTGCGATCTTCAAGAGATTCGACGGACTCATCTGCATCGCGGCTTTTTTGAGGAATTGCAGTGCGTTCATTCCGTTGTCTGTGAGGTATTGCCACGCTGCCCCGGCGATGCCCGTCAGGTCTGTAAATGCTGATGTCCAGATGCTGCCGAAATTGCCTGCGACGACACCCACAGCGATCCCGAAATCGGCTAGACGCTCTTGAGCGTATGTGAAGTATTCCGGCACCAGCAAAATCATATCTGCAAATATTTGAGCCGCCTTTGTAATTTGCGGCATATACTCCAGCACTGTGCTGAAGAATTTACTGGCGATCGGCAGCAGTCGCGTGCCGAATTCAATCGCCACCAATTCCAGGCTGCTTTTCATTTTGGCAAACATTCCGGCCGTCGTCTGACTGATCCGCTCATTCATTCCTGCAAGTCGACCACTGCCTGTGGTGAGGGCTGTGAGTGCCCATTGCACTTGATCCGCACCAATCGCCCCTTGCTCCATTTTCTTTCGCAGTTCGCCCATGCTTTCGCCGGTCTTGTCGCTGATGATTTTAAGCGGGTTAAAGCCGGCGTTGATCAACTGCAGAAGGTCTTGTCCTGTGAGACGCCCTGCGTTGTTCACCTGAGCCATGGCGAGGCTGAGACGGGATAGTGCGTCAGCGTCGCCTGCAGCGATCTCTGTGAGTCCTGTGAGCGTCTTCATCGCCTGCTCTGCGCTCATGCCCTGTTGCATCATCAGTTTAGCGTTGTCGGCGAGGTCCTTCGTGCCGAATACAGTTTTCATGTCCAAGGCGCGAATTTCCGTGAGCATCTGTTTCGCGGCTTCCGCGGAGCCTGTGAGCACCTCCAGAGAGATTGCGGTTTGCTCTGCGTTCGCTGAGAGCTGGAAGATTTTCGCTGCGCCTGCGGCTGCCCCGAGAGCGGACAACTGGCCACCGATTCCCGAGAATGCTCCGCGTAGGCTGCTGCCGACCTGCGAGGCTGCGCCTGCAAGTTTGCCCAACACGCCTTTGGCCTTTGCGGCTTCGCTCGCAACCTTACTCATGCCCTCCGCAGAGAACACCACCTGAGCTTCTTGGACGGTCACAGCCATCAGCGTTTCCTCGTGTTCATCCAGATGTCCTCAGGGCACCACAGGCCAGCCATCACCATCGCCTGATACATCGTCAGGCGTCCGACGTCGTCAGGCGTCCAGCCGTATTTCTCACACAATCCACGAATGACGGTTGCCCAGGGTATCGTTCGGCGTGATGGAATGGTCACACCGTCGCCGCCTGGGCTTCTGAGTTTCCCAGAATGTCCTTTTCTTCGATCTTGTGAATCGCCTTCAGAATGGCCTTGATATCACCATACCACTCGATGAAGTCCATGCCCAACTGAATGCCTTTTTCGGCCGTCAGCGTTGGCGGGAATTCATCGGGATGATTCACAGACAGGGCACGCCATGTACTCCACGCAACACCGCGCATTGAGTTGTCGAAACGCTCCTCGTCCGTCATGGTTGCAATGAGCGGCCGCGTTGCGATGTCAGCCGCCACCTTCGTCATCTCTGCCCGAAGTGCCCTGTCCTCAATCTGTGCAATGCCTGCGAATGGGTTGCCCATCCGCAGGAGCATTGCCTCTTCCTTCGATGCGTAGTCAGCGAGCGTGCGAAACGCCAGCCGGTACACCTTGCCATCTTTTCGCAACTCCTCGGTTCGCCGGCCGAGGAGATTGAATAATCCATCCGCCATTGGATCTGCTCCTGATTAAACGATGTCAATTGCCGTTCCGCTCGCGCTTGGAGCACCCTGCCCCTTGAACGCGTATTCCACTGCGATCGGATCGGCAGAATCAGCACTTGTCCCGATGTTGTTCACGGCCGTGATCCGAATTGTTCCGCTGATGTAGTTGGTGGCATCAACGTGAAACTGACATCCACTCACCTCCTCACCAGCGATGAACGGCTGTGCTTCGCCGTCGTGAAGAAGAATGGTGATTGTCCCGCTCCATGTCTTCACGCCCGCCAGCGTCTTCGTCCAACCCGCCGTGTCGTTGGTGGCGTAGTCTGCCTCGCTTGCGACCACGTTCATTGTCCACCCCGCGACGCTTACTTCCGCAGCGGCTGGGCTGCCAGTCTTGAACGTGATGTCTTTGCCGTTGAATGGAATCCCTGCTGCCATGGTTCACCTATGCTTTCGCGGTTGCGGAAACGGAAATGGAAATCTTGAGATTCGTTGCGCTGGTCGCGATCCCGAGCAGCGTGACGAAATCGCCGGAAGTTAAATCACCGACAGGGGCAATCCCGCCGGCAGTTGTGGAAACGACGTACACTGCTCCGGCTGTCATCACGCTTGACAGTGTGAGATTGCCGCCAATTGCGTACTTCAATGGCTGATCTGCCGATGCGCCATGAAGGGCAATCCCGACGGCTGCAGCAGATGCAAGCACGTCAGCATCTGCGGCTTTGAGCTTGTTGCTTGCGGTACTGTCTCGATAGACCGGTTGCCCGGCAGTGACCGTGCCGCCTGCGATACCCTCAGCGATCAGTGTTGTGTCGGTTTTTTTCACGTCCGCGGCCGTGATGGATAGGTCTGCCATGCTATACCCCTGAGTGATTCATTCGGAGCGGAACCGTAATCATCCAGACTTGTGTCTGCTCGTCCTGTGATGCGTCAATTTCGCCAGTAGGCTGACAGAGTGAAATCAGACTGCCGCTGCCCTGGAATGCCTTGTCCGTCCATTGTGCGAGCATCTCTTGTGCGACGTCGTGGGCGAAATCGTAATCAATTGCCATCGACATGACGCGAACGGTCGACTGATAGCCGCGACCTGTGTTTGTTCGCCAGTGTGGCTCTGTTGTAATGCGAAGGACAATGCAGGGGTCGAAGAAATCGTCGTCATCCTCGTCGTTGACTTCTTCGCTGTCTGCCTCTGTGCTCTGCATGATTTCGGTAGCGACACGTTCGGGAGGAATCAGTGTTGCAAGCGATGGGGTTGCGGCCCACCACTCCTGAATCGCTCTGTCCAGTCCTGTGATTGCCATCAGTTCACCTTAGCCTTTCGCTTTGGTGAGGCAGTTGCCAACTCTTGCAGTCGCTGGCCGATCACTCGCCCAAGCAACTCCAGATTCTCCTGCACAGACGGCTTCAAGAATGGTCGCTGTTTTTTGTCCGGCCTGAATTCCCACAGAGCCATGTAGGGGG